CTCAACAAAACCTTGAACTTCAGATTTAAGCTCAGGGGACTCCACAACATCAAAATAATTTCTTCTTCTGTCGTAAAAACTTTTAAAAGTTGAAGCTTCATTAGACCAAGCATTTAGAGATGGCGGAATTTTAAAACTTTCAGGGGCATCAATTAAAAGAGATAGGTTTCCTATTTTTCTGCATTTATTTGCGGCCACAAAGGCAGGGTAAATTTTATTAGCAGAAATACTTGTAGTAGGTGAGATTCCAACAATCACTAAATCATATTTTTCTAAATCCGACTCGTCCCAAGAGATGTTAGGAGATGCATAAGTTACGTCAACTTCAGCATTTTTAAAACTCTGCGCCAACAAATTACTAAATGTAGGAGTTCTCTCTGCATGCTTTCGAGAAGCTTGTTGGGCTGTACATCCAGTTATTAGAACTTTCATAGTGTCTCTTTCAATTTATGTGAAGAGCCACCCAACAGTTTTTGTTGGGCGGCTCTAACACAACGTGATTTAGAACGGTGCTGCTGGTGCCGCCGCTGGAGCTGGTGCAGGAGCGGGAGCTGGTGCTGGCGCTGGTGCTGCTGCTGCAGCAGGTGCTGGTGGTACAGCAGCTCCTGCAGTTGCTCCACCTGCCGCTGGGTAGTAGTTCTTAATTTCGTTCTTCTTGTTGCCCTGATAAGTCTTCTGACCAATCTGAGCACGGAACTTACGACCCTGCATAGCAGCTTCAATCTGTGCATTTGATGGTGCACGATCAAAAAAGTCTTTTGTAAGACCTAGAGCGCTCATCTTACGGAAAAAGATTCCGAGAGCGGTTGGATTCTCAGGCGAAATTGTTAGGTTGTCCCAAACAAGACGCTTTGCAAAAGCACCTGTTTCGACCTGTGCCTTTAGTGAGAACATTGTTTTACCTGATTGCGCAACTTTTGCAGTTGCTTCTACAACAGCAAGGTCATAGTCGCCATCTGGTAGTGGTTCGTAGGAGTTTGATTCTCCTGCGTTTTTAATGAGGTCTGCCCAATTAAGAGTGCTCATGCGTTAGCTTCTTTCTTCGTAGTGGTGGATTGTTCTGCTTGTGGAACTTGTTTTGGTCCGAAAATAGTGTCGAGCATGACATCAATTGACAATTTATCCTGCTCAACAATCGAGCCCAATCGGCCTTGGACTCGCTCTCCCGCTTCATACTCGTTAGTGCGTTCAACATACATACGTCGAACTTTGTAAGGAGGTGATAGTGGGTCAGGGTTCGGGAAAGACTCAATAGTCAAAGCACCACGACTGTCGTAAAAATATGGTGCGTGAATAGCGAGCTGTCCTTGTAGGTAAGGACGGTGCTTCCCATCCTGAGTCACACGAGACATTGCTGTTAGTACAACAGCCTCGAGTGGGTTTGTTGGGTGCATAGTTAGGTCGCGGAGGTCACGTAGAAGGCCACCCATGTGACGAAGTAGTTCGCCCCACTGTTGCATCTTCATCTGCTCATTTCCAGCGATGCTGTCCATACACTTAACTTGCAACTCCGAAATGGAGTCAATAATCAAAGACTTGAACTGGTGTTTACCTAGTTGAAGCCACTGATATGTTTTGATAACCGTGTCATAGTCACGAACTGTGACTACGCAGGTATCCCAAGTACCGTCTGCAACAGGTGGTTCCTCTCGCAAAGGGTCCCAATACTTAACGACGATAGGCAAGAATCTGTGTCCGCCTTCAACGTCAAGCATGAGTCTTGGATATGGTGCGGTTACGGCAAAAGTTGATTTACCAACCTTTGATTCTCCGTAAACCATTACGGTCAATGACCGTTGGATTTCACTCATGCGTCACTCATTTCCTTTAGTTTCTTCTTGACCATAGTAAGCATATGGATCTGCTACTACGAAGCTATCACTGATTGCTTGTTCTGCGGCACTGCCGTCATCAACAAGTGTGCAAACAGTGAAGAATGGGCACTTCCACTTGCAATCACGGCTTGGCCGTGGGTACGCATGGAATGCTGGACTTTCACCTTCATCCAATGCTTTTCTAACACGCATCATGTCGGCAATAGTGCCGTGTAGACGGTCCCAGAAGGAGCGTAGGGTAAAGATGTTGTGCCGTACCTCGATTTGGTCGTAGAACGGCGGACGTGCCGCTGCAGAACGACGAACTTTCTTCAACATTGTGAAGATGCCACCGTCTGAGCGTTCTGACTCATCCTTCTTGGTGGATTCCAAGAGCATGTATGTCAAAATCTGTTCATTCATTGGAGCTAGGTTTGCAAACTCACTAAGAGAGCCACCTACTGTTTTAAAGTCACGAAACATGCGAACTCCATCGCCTTTACGACGCACACGCATATCAAGCTTTCCTGTCAGCTCAACTTCTCCGTTAAAGAGTGGGGCTGTGATTACTTCTTCGGTAGAGATCATCTCTAACTCTGCATCAACACCGTTTTCTTCAACCCATTGAAGATATCCCTCAAGCATGATGTGCCCAAGCTCTCCTTCTTTCTCGAGCTCTGAAACATCTTTAAATTCTGCAAGAAGTAGTTCTTTCTCTGCATTTAAAAGCTTCGTATGTGACTGTAGTAGCGGGGTTCCGTTAGCGTAGTAATCATCTAGCGCAGCGTGGATTCGTGTACCCAAAGCAAGCGCACCTGTGGCATCACGATACTTAGGTTGGAGTCTGCGGTAGTAGGTGAGCCACCACTTGCGACGGCAATCTTTAAATGTTTGAATCTCGCTGTTGGAGATTCTGACTACTTCGCTCATAGTAACCCTGCCTTATCGTCTTTGAGTAGTTTTAATAGTTGTGCTTGGTCTTGAACAATATCTTCAAAGTTCTGCGCTTTCTTATCAAGAACATTAATGACTCGTTCTTCAATGCTTCCTTCTGTTACATAATCCGTGATGATGATTGAGTCATGAATTTCTGACCCGATGCGGTGCACACGGTCCAACGCTTGCTTATGGTCAACAAGTGACCATGGGCGTTGAAGCATAATCAAGCGACGAGCAGCGGTAAGAGTCACACCCACACCACCAGCTTGAGCAGTGAAAAGAATCCACTTTGTCTTACCAGATTGAAAATCATCAATTGCTTTCTGTCGCTCATCTTCTGTCTGAGCACCAGTGATTAGACCATGAGGGATGTTTTTCTTTGTCATAGCGTCGCTAGCTAAATCAATTAATTGTCTAGACACAGCACACACTGCTACAGAGTCATCTCCAAAGTCTCCACTTTCAATATCATCCATCAATGCATCAACTTTACAAGATGGCTCTGTCAAATAAACAGCAACCTCTCCTGTTTGCTCATCTGTTTCTAATACAGCAGATGAACTAGCAAACTGAATTAATCTCAACGTCTGAGTCAAAACACTTGGAGCAGTTAGAGCGTCACCATTTTCAAGTTCAGCAATCATGGTGTCACGCATCTGCTCGTAAGCCTTCTTTTGCTTAGGTGACATTTCAATATCACGACGCTCGTTAATTACCTCTGGAAGCCAAGGCAACACTACAGACTTAAGCATTCTTCGCATAACTGGTTGCACTGCTTTATCAAACTCTGTTTGCATATGTGGCTTCACACCAAGAACCAACATCCCACCAAAAGCATTAAGCATTGTGTCAACCATGCGTTCAATCCAACGAGTCTTTGAAGGCCAATCTTTTGGAGATAGCCAATGCAAGATTGCCCAAAGATCTACAACGTCTTTTGCAATTGGAGTTCCTGTTAAAGCAAATCGAATGTTGGCATCTCCTGTAGCAGCCCACAGAGCGCGAGTTTGTTTACTCTTAGGTTCTTTGGAGCGGTGAATCTCATCTGCAACAACAGCTTTAAAGTCAATCTCGTTTAACTCTCTACGGTGCACTTCACAGCGGTTGGCACTGACAGACTCGTCGTGACCTCCACAATCGGAGCATCTAGTTAAAGCTACAGAGCCGTAAGGAGCTAGTTTTGAATGACCCCTAAGGGCTTCCCAGTTGAGGATATAAACGTCTGCTTGAACATCAAATTGTTTCTTTCGTTGAACAGCCGTCCCTTTAACCACCTGTGTGCTTACTTCAGGCCACCATTTTTCAAACTCTCTAGCCCAGTTCTTTTTTAGGGTGTTAGGGCAGACAATCAAGGCTGGGAATACTGGTTCACCCTGCTCTTGGATTTTCTTTAGGGCACGGATAGCTTGGGCAGTCTTACCTAGACCCGGCTCATCAGCTAAAAGAGCCCTTTTAGCCGTGCTAAGGAACTGTACGCCAGCTCTTTGATGCGGGAACAAGTCTTCATCCCCATCGGCCTCTAAAACCTCTCTGAGGGCCATTGCAGGGCCTATACGGGTGCTTAATTCATTAGCTGCCCAATCATTAAGGGCAGGGCCTATTTGTAGGTCATTGAGGAATGTAGAGCGTAATGCAAGGCAGCTAGACCAGCTCAGAGGTAGTCTCCACAGTTGGTCTTCAGTAGACCATTTAGAGCCTGGAATAGACTTGCATAGGTCTTTATATCGCCACTCAGCTTGAATGACTATATGGCTTTTTTGAGCGTCTAACTCCACAATTACTGGCATTTATTACTTCCTGTCACTATGTCAAACATACTATCATGAAAAATTAAAAAACTTTTTATTTCTTGATAGTTATTTTTCTTTGTCTAAGAGTACACGAGGTACCCATTTTTGTTTAGTTAGGGCTAACAAGGCGTGTCGTATTGCATCATTAGCATGACCTTCTCCGCCAACGTGCCAAGTCCCAATCTTTTTGAGGGCATCGTTGGGGAACATGTTCTTGGCATCAACGGGGTTTTGCATCCAAATCCCATCTACTGAGTAGCCTTCCTCCCTACAGAGATGCTTGAGGACACCTATCTGCTCCAAGGAGTAGGGAGCTTGACTATTTCGCACAGTCGCAGCATTTATAATAAAACGTTCACAAACGACTTTAAACGATGGTGCATTTTTAAACTGAGCCATTACAGCCCGAATATCGGCAGCAAAATCTTCAGGCTGAGACTCCATCGAGTAAACCTTTACTGGCAAATCATCGGACCCACCGCTCCACGTAAGTAGAGCTATGCCAGTTGCCTTACCTGGGTCTACAGATAAAACCGCATACATTATTCGTACTTCTCCCCCCAGTTATTAAGTGGGCCCTCAACATCTGCAGTGAGCGGTACTGCCCAGCCTTCTCTTGTTGTCATACATTCCTTAACTACTTGTTTAATTTCTTCAGCTTCTCCCTTAGGAGCTTGCAAAACAATTTCATCATGTACAGGAACAATCAAATAATCTGTTAAATCTGCTTGGTCAAGCTTAAGTAGATTTGATTTAAATACCTCAGCTGCACCACCTTGAATTAAATAGTTGACCAAGGTGTAAGTGCGCTCCTCATCACAAGGAATGCGACGACCAGTCCAAGTGTGAACATAGCCTTGACCTTCGGTTCTTAATCTTTCTTGACCGATATTATCTATTTGTTTTTGGAAAGCCATCATGCCTGGATAGTTGATATCAAAAGAATCGGATACCAAACGCATCTGAGGCTCAGGCACTCCAGCAGTTAGAGCTTGCTTTGCTACTCCCGCTCCGTAGAGTCGTCCATAAACAACACCCTTGATGAGATTACGACGCTTGTCCGACTTTTGCATAGTTGGGTCTTGATAAACCTGACGACCAATTTCGGTGAACGGGTCTGAGCCAGTTGCATCGGCCATGTTAAACAGGTTGATGAGATTCTCATCCCCTGAGAGCGATGCAAACATACGGAACTCAACCTGATCAAGGTCGGAAGTGATGATTACATGGTCTGGGTCTTTAGGTATAAATGCTCGACGCACAGTTGCATCTCCCTTTGGAAGAGTCTGCAACGCTGGGTCGGTAATAGACATACGGGATGTTCTAGCAGCAACAGTTTTGATAGATGGATGTAGAACTCCATCTATGTTCATGTTAATGAAATTTAAGAAATAAGTGCTAGCTAGTTTTTCAGCCTTGCGAACTTGAAGAACTATTTCGGCTAACTCTTTTACTTCAGGATTACTATTAATAGCCAATTTGTCTAGTTGGTCTTTTGCAGCAGATTTTTGCCCAGATGCGGTGAACTCGGTAATCTCTCCACCAAGCTCTTCTATCATTCTTACAAGTTGCTGATTGCTTGTTATAGAACCGCCGTATCTGTTAAAAGCCCATAGTTTAGTTTTTTCTGTGTAATCCAAAAGTTCTTCGTATTTCTTTTTGGAATAGTCGACATCAACTCGAGCGCCATTTATCTCCATACGGGTAACAACTTTTCTTGCACCCATTTCAAGTTCATATGCTCGGTTGTAAGGACCATTTGGACCACACTTTTCCCAAAACATTTCCCAAAGACGCATTGTTAGAACAGTGTCGAGTGCTCCATAAGACCAGAATGGTTCAAATGAAATAGGAACTGTTCCCCAAGTCCACCCATTTGCAGCAAGCTCTTCATCAAGTTTGCTTTGTAGATGTGCAGCGTAAGGGTCGATGTGCTGAGCGGAAAGTTCTTTCAATGCTCCTGACCCAAGTGGATCGACAATGTGAGCCATAATCATCGTGTCATGTGCACGGTCCCAAGGGATACGCCACTTAGATTTAATCTCAAACCAACGAGCTTCAAACGCAATGTTGTGACAGACGATTGGACCGTCAAAACGATTCATTGCTTCGTAGAAGACACCGTTCCATTCATCCCAAGGGATAGACCAACCAGTCATTCCATCTCCTACTTGAACAAGTCTTAATTGACCATGCCAAGGAGATAGGGCATCTTTACGCTGCCCTCCTGGAAGTTCACCAGTTTCAGTGTCAATTGCAATAGCGTTATATGGACGTCGCTCACCTAGCCAGTGAAGAAACTCCTGCGCTTTTTCTACAGTATCAACAAGCTTTAGTTGAACTCCTGTTAAATCTCGTCTCTCAGTCACTTACAGTCTCTCTGTTAAGGAATCATCTCTATTCTATAGATTGATTCTATTTTTTCATCATACTTAGCTGCTTGTTCTAGAAGCCGCTGAGCTACATGAGTTAGATATCTTGCCCCACCAGCATCATACTTGTAAAGAGCATCTAGCACAGGTTCAGGGTCTTCTGAGACTTGAGCCCAAGTGCGGTCTTTTTCTGGGAAAATGATAGGAAGGTTCTTACTTGGGTAGCACTCTTCGCATGGTAGAGAGTCTGTTTTTAGCTCTTCCGAGGAGGCTTCTACAAGTGCATATCGCTTCACTAGTGGACAAGCTGCCCCATGAAAAACTAATGAAACTCCAACTCTAGAAAGAATATATGAGCCATTTTCTGTTTTGTAAAGTTTAAACTCAATCCATCGAGTAGAGCCACGACGCCAAGAAGACGACTCACCTAAAAGACGACCACTGAATTGGAGGGTACGAGAACCGTCCTTTACTTCATACATTACGGCTGTGTCCCCTCTGGAGTAGGTTCGTTAGGGACTGCTTCGCCCGTTTCTGGGTCATGAGTGTGATCCTGTGTCTCATCACCATGCTCGTGAATAAACTCAGCTACTGCTGCATCATAGTCAGCTTCTAGCATTACTTTTACTCTTTCGTCAAAGTCTTTGTAGTAGATGTAGTTCCACCACAAAACAATTTCATTTTGACACCATTCAACTTCTGACCAACCCTTTACAGGCCAAGGTTCTGCATGATTAAATTCATTTAATTGGACTAAAGTCATAGTGTCCATTTTTGCATCAAGGTATTTAAGAACATTGTCCATGTGGCTGTAAATAACTTCTGCAGGGATAGAAGGTAGCTCACTCTCGTTACCCACATTAATTACAGTGTGAGATTCTTCTCCGCTTTCTGCAACAAATTTTTTACAGATGACAGGACGTTTTTCTGCTTCATAGAAGTTTGGAACGTATTCTATCATTTTGCATCCTTTAGTCGTTGTACTTCTTCTTTGAGGAAGTCTATCTCAGCTTGTTGGGATTTTAGGAGTTCTATAGCAAGTGTCGAAAGGAGGCCGTAATTTAGAGCAATTGGCTCTTGTTTTTCATTATATGCAACTATCTCTTCAATGCCTGTTTCAAGAACTTCTTCAGCAATATATCCGTACATCCACTCTCGATTAAGAGCTTGTTGGTCTTGATTAACCAAATCTTTGTATTTATATCTTTTTAGCTTAAGATTTAAAATTTTCTTAGGGTCTACTTCATAATCTGTAATTTCTTTTTTGAAGAGCTTACTTGAAGTAGATACTCCACCAACAATACCTGACACCTGAACACCGTGAAGGTGGCTACCGTCTCTACCTAAGTGGCTGTGACCTGAAAGTGGACCAGAAGCCGTTGTAATACTACCGCCTGTAAATGAGTGGCTGTGAGCTGGAACTGTTCCACCGCTGTGGGTGTGGTTTCCAAGAGCAACTTGGTTAGAGCCAGTACCAGTTGGAATACGAGCTATGTTGAGAGTACCACTATCAATTTTTGCTGCAGAAATTTGCGGAATTCTTGCATCGGAAAAAATACCATTTGTAATTTTTGCAGTTGATAGGTCTGGAATTCTTGCAGTAGAAAAAGCACCAGTAGTAATTTTACCTGCATCTAAATTTGGAATTCTTGCGGCATCAAAAGTTCCAGAAGTAATTTTACTTGCAGATATGTCTGCAGCTACTCTAATGTTAGTGACTGCTCCTACTGCCAACTTATCACTTGTAATTTGTCCATTAACAATTTGCTCAGTAAGAATAGAACTATCTTGAATATGTAGATTTCCTTGAATAGTTTTTGCAGCAATATCTACGCCTTGAATTGTACTTGGAAATATTTTTGCGCTTGTTATTGCATTATCTTGGATATTTTCTGTACCAACTGCGTTAGCAGCAAGCTCTGAATTTCCTACAGCATCTAAGGCAATCTCAGAGCTGCCTACAACCTCGGCACCTATCTCTGAAGAACCAACAGCGTCAGCTGCGATTTCCGATGAGTTGACAGCATCTGAAGCAATCTCGCTGTTTCCTACAGAGTCAGTCTGAAGGTTTTCTGAAGCAGCGGCGTCTACGCCTAATTCAGAAGCACCAACTGAATCCTGTGAAATTTCGGAAGACCCAATAGCGTCGGTAGCTACTTCATCATTTCCAACAGCGTCGGTAAGAATATTTTCTCGGTAAACAGCATCAACTGATAACTCGCTGGTGCTTACAGAGTCTCCTGCAATTTCCGCAGAACCTACAGCATCTGTTGCAATTTCTGAAGATCCCACAGAATCGACATCAAGCTGCGAACTACTTATAGCAGAATCAGAAACAAGCTCTCTTGTAATTGACTGAACCATGATTTTGTCTGTGCTGACAACTCTTGGAGCAAGGTTGTTTTCATCAACAGCAAAATTGCCTAGTCTAGAAGGTGATGGTCTACTCTCTAGATACTTAATTCTGCGCTGAACATCGGAAATAGAGCCAGTGATTGTTCTATTTCTACTTCTTCTTCTACTCGCCAATTGTTTTTATCTTTCTCTTTTTGTCAACTTTCCAGTCGGGAACTAAGACTAAATCTACCGTTTCAGGGAATGTAGGACTGTCTGGGACAGACACTTTATAGGACTCGATTTTTCTAATAATTAAATCGTCACGGGGTTCTTGATCATTACCAAGTCTTTGTCGTATGAACTCATCATCAATAATAATTGAGCACCAATTACCTGGGTTGTAAGAACCAATAAGTGGGGATAGAGAGCCATTGACTTGAATGTTGTAGGTGCCTATTGGAGGCAGGGATTCGTAAAGATAATCCTGAGCGTACTCAAAGAGAGCATTTTCATCTTCAACTTCGTCTATCTGTTCTACTTGGTCTAAAAGAGGCCAACTTCTACCCTCTGTATTAGAAAGGTAGCCGCGGACAGCTGCTCCAGCATATGGCTGACTAGCGTCATCGTTCATATCTTCTATACGACCCACCACAAAGAATCGAGTAGCGGACTCTTCTGCAGATTCTTCAACAGTAAATGTAAGAATATTTCCTGGATACTCAAAAACTAATTTATCAGCGCCAACTTCTTCTGCGGTGTAGTAATCACCATTAGCTGGCTCAAATTCAATGTCTGCAGAGAAAACTTCAAACTTTCTTGTAAAGCTGACAGTGTCGTAGTCGTAGTCGCAATCGATGCGGTACTCAAAAGCGCCTTCTACAGAGTTTGAATAATCTTCTAAAATTTCTCCAACTGTTTTATTTTGATACCCTCTAAAAGTAAGAGTATCTCTGTAGTAGCCACTTTTAATTGAACTATCAAGAGCAATACCAATGTCAGAATTTGCAAGATAACTTCCAAAGTCACCATAACTTACTTTGGCACCCATTGTCACTGTACCGCCAGACACTGGCCTAAAATCTGTCAATACGGCACCAGTTACGTATCTAATTTTATTAGTTGCTGGGACACTACTGATAACTTGACGACCGTCATAAGTAGTATCTAGAACCCCTGCAAAAAACGAATCAACGCCTTTTACAACAACAGAAGAACCAACAATCGAGTTATGTGTTCTATCTAATGTAAGCTCTGCTACACCAACATTGTCCATTGATCTAGACACTACGTTATAAGTTTGAAGTCCTCCAACGGCACTAGCTGGAACATCTGGACCGTTCAATACATATCTAAAAGTTGTTGGAGTGGGAACTTCAGTTACAAAGTGAGTGCCCTCTAAATTTGAACCAATCTCGTATAAAGATACTTCTTGTCCAACAATAATGTCGTGCTCTTTTTCTGTAGTAATAGTCACTACGTTTGCAGAGCGCTCTTTTTTAACTACTGGAACATCATAATCTTTGGCAGGTCTAATAGCTTCATTAGCAAAATTAATTCCTCCCAAATCTGTGTTAATTCTATAGACCAAATCACGAGCAACATCAAAAGTATCTGCTAATAATCTACAAGCACCAGAAGTGCTAGTTCCTGAGGTGTTAGCTGAAGTGCTCAGATATTGAAATTGATTTGAAGCAGTGATATTTGTAATCTCATGAGTCCCATTTACTGCAGGGTTAACTGTGCTAATGCTTATATTTTGACCTTTTGCAAACCCGTGAGGCCCATCTGTAGTTATTGTTCCTACACCATTAGAGACAGAATAGTTAGTAACTCCAATAAACTCAGAGCCGTAAACAATAGTTTGCCAAATATTTCTATGGTAGAGATAGCTGATAAATTCGGCTCCATCTACTGTTAATTCTTGACTCCGAACATCATAGCTGCGAGACCAAATAATTCCACCCCAGACGCAGACGCCGTTGCGCATAATGTAGATACCAGTTCTGCCCGGCATTGTTGCTTCATATAAATCTAAGGCTTTTGTAGTTTCAATAAATGGGATAGTCCCAGAAAAAGCACCAGCTTTTCTATTTACTCTCTCATAAGAAACATTCTTAAAAGGAACCTCGGAAATAACAGTATTAGTCAATAAATCTGTTAAGTAGTATCGGTATTCGACATTAGTCTGTAGTGTCACTAGAGGAGTCCTTTTTATCCAAGCCAACCAGATCGATAGTAGATGCGAAGACTAGCATCTCCATTTGTATCTCCACCGTCAATAAACTCAATTTCGTTATTTCCTGGAGCTAGTTCAATAAAATCTGCTAGAACGTCAATTCTTCCCCGAGCGCCATCAACTACACCATTAAAAGCAACTTCTCGATTTTTTGTGTCAATTTCTAATACGTCTGCACTAAGAGTTGCAGTTGCATTAGCAATACCTGGAGTAAATATAACGTCATTCTTTTTAATCGCTTTTCCGCTTGCTAAAGTTTTTGGAATAGTGTCAGAAACGCTGGCAACTCCATTTGCACCAGAGAATGGGAGGCTTCCAGAAACTGTAGCAATTCCACTTGGGGTCACTGGTACAGATGTTGCAATACCGAGTAACTCGATAAATACGGTTGTCACCTCTGTGTTTGGAATATCGGTTCCAGAAATAACCATTGTAAAAGAGTTAGCAGTTAAAACAGATGCAACAGACCTGACTCCACCACCAAAGGGGGTAGTCCCAGTAAAGGTAAGCTCTGCTCCTGTGTAAAGCCCGTGGGAACTAACTGTTGTTATGGTGACAATATTTCCAGTTCGTAGATAAGACTTAACTTTTCTTGAGGAAGGCTCAACAAAACCAGCGGTCACAGATGTCGGAATTAAGTTAGCAACACTCTTTGTGTAGGCAAAGGTTGTTGTACTAGGCACTGCGGTGATTGTAAATGTTCCGTCATAGCTAGGGTCTACGCCAGAAATTACTACTTTCTCGCCAACAACGTAGTTGTGAGGAGTGCTAGTCGTAAGAACTACAGTGTTTGAAGAAGCTGATCTAATCGAAATACTTCTTTCATTAGAAGAGGCTCTCTTAAATTTAAAGCTTGTTGAGGTAGGAATGTCTGTGATTGTGTACGTTCCATTAAAGTATGCGTCAACATTTGTAATAGAAACAGGCTCACCAATAATAAACCCATGAGCAGCACTAGTGACAAGAGTTGCTACGTTTAGGTTTAATTCTTTACTAATTATTTCTTTAGCGTTTGTACGAGTTGCAGCATAGCTAAAAGTATTAGAAGTTGTTGCCGTAATTGTGTAAGAACCATCAAATGGTATGCCAGTATTTGAAACAGTGACAGTATCACCAATAATAAATTGATGCTCATCTGCGGTAGTTAAAGTTGCAATATTAGAGACAACTACCTTGCCTGTAACAGCTTTAGGCGGAACACGGGTTTTGGCATATGTAAATGTAGTTGCGTTTGGGACTCCTGTGATTGTGTATGTTCCATCAAAAAGACTGTCAACTCCAGTAACAGTTATCGAATCATTTGTACCAAAACCATGCGCGGCTGCTGTTTCAAGTCTTGCAACACTACTCTGTAAAGACTTTGTTACAACATCATTGATAACGGCTGATTCTGTTTCAAAAGTAAAAGTGGTGTCTGTAGGAGTAGAAGTAATCAATTGCTGACCATCAAATGGGAATCCAACGTTTGAGATGTAGATTTCATCTCCTACACTAAAATCATGCTTTGCTGTTGTTGTCATTGTTGCCACATCTACAAGTTTTGTAGTGTCAAAAACAAGCTGCTTATTTACAATGGCTCGAACAATACTTCCCTTTAGAGATTGCGTAATCAACATAAGTTTGTCTGTAGTTCTATTGTAAATAGAAGCAGGAGAAATAAGAGGTCCTGTAATTTCTAAAATACATGGGACAGGGTAGTTTCCAATGTTCTGAACAGCACCAACACCGTTATAACCCGCCTCGTTATTTTTTACAGGAACTTCACCTACGTTGTAACCATCTGGGCTTGCATCGTTCCAAGAGTATTTAATTGGGTCTGCGGCACGAAGTCCAATCTCAAACTCTGTTCTTCCACGAGCATTTCTTGTGTCAATCTCTACAGAACCACTTAAGCGAACAAAAGATGCTCGAATTGGGTCGTTACCAGTTTTAAGCCATGCTCCTTTGTAAACCAAGTCGCAAGCGGCTACAAGCCTATCTCGGGCTGATTCTACTTGGGAAGGATTTTGAACTAGGTATACGCCTTTTATTACAAGATCTCTAGCGTTATATCTGCCTTGTACATCATAAGAACCGTCTCCAAAACCACGAGGGATATCAGGCATTTCAGCAGATGGCATAGTCCACCAGCCTTCAATGTCGGTAATTACCCAAACAACACCTTCGTCATCAATCGTATTAAAAATAAAGTCTCCAAGAATAATGTTTGCTTGAAGTTTTAATTTTTCAATGTAGTCAGGTTGTAATGGGGTTAATCCTCTATCTACATAAAAGTTTTCTTGTCCTTGGTTATAAGCAGCCATTTTATGCAGCTCCTCTTCTCATTTGATAAGCAAGCTGACGTGAAACAAGAGATGCAAGCTCACGTTCATCCATACCAGCAGACGGGTAAACATTCACAGTTACGCCCTTACCACTGCCGCCGCTTAAGTAGTCAATCATTGCTTTATCACGCTTTGATAGACCGTTTGGATCTAGTGGTTCTACACGTTCTGGTTTACCAGCTTCTGCAATCTGAGCAATTGTGCCTCCTGCAGATGGCATAACAACTCCACCTAGAGCAAGTCTTGGAATTCTAAAATCGAGTTTAGGTACTTGTTTACCTAAGAATGTTCCGCCACCAAGAGTAAATCCCTTTCCAGCAGCATTGGTGTTCCACCAGTTTTTTGCCTCTTCAAACCCTGACTTAACACCGTCAAACAAGAATCCAAAAATATTACCTGCTCCATCTTTAAATTTCTTTGGGAGAGTCTTTAAGAAAGCAGGAATGTCTTTTGTGAAGAAATCAGTGACAGCTGTCCAAGCAGTCTTCACTCCACCACTTAGGAAGTCCCAAGCGGCTTTTGCTCCATCTGCAAATTTCTTCGGGATTCCTGAAATAAATGGTGCAATTGTTTTTGTGAAGTAGTCACTAATAGCTGTAAATGCCTTACTTAGAAGGTCGGTAATCCAGCTCCAGAAATTGGATACATTAGTGATAAATCTCTTTGGGGTGTCGATTAAATAAGGCAAAAGTGTCTTACTGAACCAGTCTCCAATCTTTGTGAAGAGACCTCCTAGTAAGTCAAAAATCCATAGCCAGAATCCAGATACCAGTTTGATATAAGTTGCAGGAATAGATATCAAGAATGGAACAAGAGTGTTGGTAAACCAACTACCAATTTTTGTAAAGAGAGTTCCTAGTAAGTCAAAAATCCACAGCCAGAAGCCAGCTACAAGTTTGATGTACTTTCCAGGAAGACTGACTAAGAATGGAACCAAAGTTTCTGTAAACCATGAGGAAACTTTTGTAAATAGCTCGCTAAACCAAGTACCTATTTTGCTACCAAAATCTTTAAAGAATCCAAGAATTTTTGGACCAAACTCTTTAAAGAAGCCAATAATCTTGTCCCAGTTTTCGATGATAAGCGGAACTAAAAGAAGAAGAAGTCCAACAGGACCACCAATAAGAGATAAAGCTCTTCCAGCAAATCGTGCAGCTACTCCAACACCACGCAATGCGCCAGCCTTAAGTTTTGCAGCGATGCTTGTTTTATCCATAGCCATAGCCGTTGAGGTTGCTCTAATACCCAAACTATAGAGTCTTCCTCCCAAAGTTTTAACAGCCATGACGTTTCCAGCAACAGCCTTACCAAAGAATGAGACAGCTTTAAATGCAAGTCGGAATGCTCTAATAAAGGCAAATGCACCAGCAGCATAGGCAAGAATCGTTGAGACGCCTGGAAGCTTGAGGAAGTTATTAAAGACCGTAAAGATTCCGTTTAAGGTGTCGAAGAAAATCTTTATAGCGCCGCTCTCGGTGAGTAGTGACACAAACTCTGCAAAAGAAACTACTAACTCACCCAAGGAAGGCAAACTCTTTGCTAGTTCAGTTCCAAGACCATTAAAAATCTCTACTGCTTCAATTAATTTGTCAACAAAAACACCAAACTCAGGTGTAGCTCCAACTTGTAGAAGACCTTCACCAATCTTTCCAACAAGGGTAAGAATCTTTGTGAAGTTAGTTGTTAGCCCGTTGAGGAAGGTTGTAAGACCTTCATTATTTTCTCCACCCTTAGTAAAGTTTTTAAACTTGGTGAAGACATCATCAAAATACTTAATGAATATGTCTGCAGAACCACCAGGAGCAATAACATTGTCAATAATGTCGCCTAAAGCACTAAAGGCTTTTTTGAAGGCTCCTCCAAGACCACTTGTAACTCTTTCAATATCATCAAAGAAATCCTTAAGCTCGCCTGTGGCTTGCTTGGCTTTCATAGTCTTTTCGAATGTTTCACCAAGGGTTGCAACCCACTCGCCGAACTTAGTGATTAGCGGCCCAGCGGCAGCTAGGATGGCAAGCAGTCCTCCATAGAAACCGTTAGCTGCTTTTCCTAAATTCAAAAGAAGAGTGTCATTAGTCTTCCATATAGATTCAAGATTTTCTAGGTTTTTAGCTTCAGTAATTGCATTAGAGAACCCAATTGCAATATCTCCAAGAATTCCACCAGTGGTACGAAGTAAAGGTTCAAGCTTTGGGAAAAGATTATCTACAAGGTTTTGAATTGCAGTTTCTAGCTTTGGAAAAAGAAGTTCACCAGCAGCATCTCTAAGCTTTTTAAACTCATCTTGGATACTAATTAAGTATTTAACAAACTTCTGAGCCTCAGGGGATAGGCCAGCAAGAGCATCAGCAAACGCATCTGCTCCAGGACCCTTTTGAGCATCAGCCAAATCTTGCTCTGCATCTGCAACATCTCGAACAGCTAATGCAATTTGACGATTGATGTCGCGAATTGCTTTGCTCTTAGTTGGATCGTCAGTTGCCTCTCTTGCAGCATTTGCTGCATCCTTTTCAGCATCTGTGACTGCTTTTAAAGCCTTTGCTTTATCTATTGCAGCATCAACCAAAGACTCCTGAGCATTACGCTGAGCAGTAATAGCATCTTTAACAGCCTGAGAGCCTTCAACTCCAGCTGCAGTTGCAGCTTTTTCTTCCTTCTTGAGGTCCTTGTTGCGGTCAATTGCTTTACGCAAGTTAAGGTCAGCCTCGGCAAACGCAAGCTCTGCTTCTTGGCGAGCACGGGAGTTTGGCGGAAGGTCTTGAACACGCTGAAGCGCATCACGAGCCTTAATAAATTCAAGACGGGCCCTCTTCTCAGAGATAGCAGCGCCTTCTGTTTCAAATCTAAGTTGCTGTAGCTTTTCTAAAGCATCTTCACGAGCCTTAGTTAACTGCTCTGTTGTTCTTTTAGCTGCTTCTTGAGCATCTCTATAGGTGCGCTCAGAACGTGAAGCAGAAATTTTTGCATCAGCAAGATTTTCTTCTGCTTCCACTTGCCGCTGAGTTAGTTGAGCAAGAAGTTCTGGCTTTGCTTCTGTTTGTAGGCGCTCAAGTTTTAATGAGGCATCAGCTACTCTACGTTTGGCTGCTGCAATAGCTTTCTCATTGCTAGCAGATGCCTTTTGAGTCTTTAGTCCAGCAGCTAGCGCTTGCGAAACCCCAGAGAAGGCAAGTTTTGCAACAATAGCAGCCTGAGCCACAGCACTAAGACTTCCAGCTAATACGACTAAACCACCAGTACCCACTGCAGCAGCAGTAGCACCAAGTGTAAGAAGTCCTCCACCAAGAGCACCAACGGCTCCAGCAAGTCCAGTAAATGCTGGAGCTAAGAAATAGCCTGTAGTAATTAATTTATCTAATCTGAGACGGGCTTCTTCAGCTTCTTTTCTAAATTTAGAGCCAAAAAGTCCGTTGCGCTCTGACCCACCGCTGGCTAATCCTTTTGAAAAGGAATCAGAAATATTACGACCAGCATCTTCACCAATACCATCTAAGCCTTCAAAGGCTCTTTGGATATCAGGGCGGACGCGGTTGGTAATAGCACGGACAATGACGTGCGCTTCACCTACTACTGCCATGTGCTATCACCTCCTATTTCAATTAGCCGAGCGGTGCGTCTAGAGTTCTGCCAAACGGAGTTGCCGCATCTGGGTCAAACTCTGTTGGCGGTACATATGGTTTTGTTACGTTATTTGATGGATCAAATGGAACTAGATCATCGTAAGAAGGCGAACTAGATGCGTTATTAGAAGATTTAATTCCTGCATCTATTCTGTACTTGTAAGTCGTGCCATACAACGTTCTGTAGATCACTGAACGAGACTCTGACTTTGCTGCTACTTGTTCTTGAGAAACAATGTTTAAATCTTCCTCAAAATAGTAGTGAAGGACGTCGACCATATCAGCCGCATCCATCTCAACTAGTTTCAGCCCGCTCACAAGTGCTTTCCCATTAACGTAAGGCCAGAGATCTACTGCCCACTCGATGAAGGCTCTGGCTGCTGCGTAGGGCGGCTTGAATACTCCTCTACAAGCCACGCAGTAATTTCACCAAGAGTATCAACGGTGACGATTTTTTCTGGGTCACTAAGAAGTGCATTGAACTTAGTCAAGCTCTCTGGAAGGAGAGTTGTTTCAAAAAAATCATTAATGGTACGTGCTACCGCTGCACCATCAGATTCATCTGCACCTGCCACGATGTTGAGAAGTACCTTGCCCTGAATTGCTGGGCGACAGTGGAACTCTTCACCGTGAATCTTGAACGAAAGTGGGGAGTACTCCTGAGTACTTCCACCGAAGTCCTTGAATCGGTTTGTCATCCTATTTCCTTTGTTTGTGTCGTTGCCTATTACATTTGTAATAGGTTTATATTTTACCCTGCCAACCTAAGGTTATCTGTGAGATAACGGTTCGGTTTCGTGCCAGGGTGCTTCACCACGTGGGCAAAGACAACTTGTCCTTTTGTTTGGAACTTAAGCATGTGTCTGCGAGTTGGTCTAATTATGTGGGGTGATGTACCGTCATGGTGTGCCCTCGCGTAGTTCAAATTTGAACCAACTCGAACATACTGACCTCGAGTGTCAGAAAAATGACGCATGTGGAGAGAGGCACGAAGTGCTCCAGTTTGCACACCAACTTGAGATTTAGCCCCCGCTAAAACTCTTAGGCCGCGTTGTTTTAAATCTCTTCCAATAGGCCCATTTTGACTTCTAAGCAGATACTCCATACCTACTTTGTTTTCAATAAAAATTACATTTTTAGGCATTTTATGGAACCGCCATCGTGATAGTCATACGAGTTGTTTGATATCCACCCTCAGGAGGTGCAGAATCAACAGTTGCAATAACTCCCATACCGTAGGGACCATTGGTTGCCCACGAATCAAACTGATTAATGCTCTCCATTAAAATCCACGCATCATATGCTGCAACCACTGCTGCTTCTTGAATGTCATCTGCAAGTGGAGGTTGCCCATTATTCTGCAAAATTGGAACAGAACGGGAAACTGAAATATTTAAAGTAACGCTTCTTGGGTCATTACAACGGCGTGGCTCTGTGGCTTCATCGCCTGGAGTTCCTACATACATTTGAATCATAGATACAACAAGCTGTTCACAATCGACAGCAGGGGTCGCAATGTTCCAATAGCGACGTGCTGGAAGAGGCATGTCATAAGACTCGTATACAGTGATGACTCTGTTGAGAACATCTTGCATCAAATTAGCTAGGTTCTTAGCGTCATTTGACACACCAGTAACATTTGGAAGTGCCATTGTCTATCTCCGTCTCTAAGGTAGGGCTATTGGTGTTACAGGGTTACCAAGCTGATAAATGACGTTGCTAGTCAGTAAGTTAATCACTTCATCGACCTCTGGGTTACCTAAACTTGGCCGTGTTGCGTATAAATCTAAAATTCCTGGGTCACGAGTTCCAAGAATTGGAAGAAGTTGAGAGTAGTTAAGGCTAAGACGGATTGTTCCTTCAACCCTGTCTAATACTGCTGCAGTCTCAAATACTGTGCTTATTGTATTAGTATAGTTAGAGACAGTTGTAGATACTGTCCAAGCATTATCTTCTGTCAAGAAGTCAGCATTCAATTCATCTAGATAATAAACAACTGTTCCACCCTCTTGATTAAAATACAAATCAAATGCAGACAGCTCGAATGCTGGAGCTTGTCCAACAATACGACGAGCACGAGGGGTGTCTGGAGAGAATACGCGAGAGCGTGCACGAGCCTTGTCTGGGTTTACAGTCTTGAGAAATAGGTCAATAGCATAAACACCAGTGCGAAGGTCATCAATAAAATCTTGTGAATCAAGAACTGTGTAAGTAACTCCTTGACGAGAAACCGAGGTCACACGTTGAGGGAGGGCACAGGTGTCGTCGCCTTCATACAACTTAACAAGTTCAATAGCCAACATACGTGCAGCAGCTCTACCAGCTACTGGAGGTGGGCTTCCGTATGTGTATGTAACTTCTACGTTAGATGGAGTCCATGTGGCATTAGGGGTGCCATAAATTGTCGAGTGGTCTGCCAAGTAGTAGGTGCTTGAATCAACAATATCTCCGTCACCTGTGCGAAGAGCATGCACTCGAACTACCTTACGACCGCGAAGTCTTACGCGACTATAGGAGGATGTTCCATCTCCTTGATAATCATGGTGAGAGTCAATTCCAAACCCTCCTTGAGGAAGATTTTCAACCTGACCATTAATAAGAGTAGGAGAATAATTTAAGTGAGAAGCACCAGTACGAAGGTAAGGGTCGTACATTGAAACGTAACGCTCAGTTACTGTAGTGGTGCCAGAAAACTTACGGCCTGACATAGCCCAGAGCATGTAAGAAGCGGTTTTGACGGCATCATAGGCATAATCAGAGTCAGCGTAGATACCCAACTCATCTGTTTCAACCCAAAGATTGCTCATTTCGTCCCTTTCTTCTCCAGATGTGAATAGGGGCGGGCAGGGAACCGAGTGTTAAACACTAACGGCATCTGCCCGCCCCTTTTTCCTACTATTACTAGGCGGATGGATCCTCAGTCGACGCAATGATGAAGTCGATTGGTAGATCTGGGTTGTAGGCATCAGAGCCTGGAACGTTATATCCAGTTTCTGAACCTTGGCTATCGAAGTCAGAGACTGCGAGATATCCGCGGTTACGAGTTGCTGAACCAGCTGGGCTTACTGCTGCTGATGGAACATCAGTTGCTGTCTTAGCAAAACGGAAGGATGTTGGAGTTGGAGCTGCAGTAATTGTGTGAGTTCCGTTGAATGTTGAATCAACGCCCTCGATGGTTACTGACTGACCAACTTCGAATCCGTGTGCAGAACCTGTTGTAAGGGTTGCAACGTTTGAAGTAAGAGCCTTGTTGGTGACTGTCTTTGTTGACAAGTCGAACCAGCGGTAGAAGCCCTTTAGTCCTTCTGGAGCCCATGATGCACGAGCGTATGAATATGGACGCTCTGCTGCTACTGGGAACTCCCAGCGGCCATCTAGACCAGCATTGAACTCAGGGTTTCCAAGACCGTAACCTTCGAATGTGTTTGCAAGCAAACCATTCTCAATTACGCGGTCGCCGCTCTGACGAAGCTTTGCGTATGGGAATACCCAGTAGAAGTATGGAAGACCAGTTGCACGCTTTCCATCCTTAACTGCGTAAGACCAAACTTCAATTGCAACGCCATTGCCAGCAGGGTCATCGCCAACGGCTGGTGCGGCCCAACCGACTGACTTGTTGTCAGGTGATGCATAAGAACCAAAATTCTTGCGGAGAAGTAGACCGCCAGACATTAGAGCTGAAAGCTCTGAGTCTGGTTCGCAAATCGCGATCTCCATAGTGATGCGCTTTAGTGTGTCTGGGGCCTTGTATGACACGCATACAGTACCGTCAGCAGACTTTTCAACGATTTCGTCACCCTCTTCATATTCAGGGGTGAATGATGCGCGAAGAAACGCCGAGGTGGTGTAAGAGTCACCTGCTCCATTGAGCAAGTTACCAGCGGCGTCCAGTCGAGTGACTCGGATCGCCACACCTTGGACGCTAGCCGCGTAGTCCTGTGTAGCCATTCCAGTGTGCTCCTTATTCTATGTTGTTGTTGCTTTTAGTCATTAGGAAGTGTCACTCGCATTGCGTAATGAATTGACGGATCTGCATACGCAGCTGCAGGGCGGTAAGCCTTAATCCGCATGTTATTAATTGTAACATCTGCACCTTGAGCTAAGTTTTCGTTCACAATCTCGATTTTTCCGAGGTGCACGTCAACCATGCTAGTTGCATAAATCCACTTGTTGGTAGCAGATGCGGCAGCATTTGTATCACCAATAGGACCGTTACCTGTATAACCTGAACCAATGACAACATGAGTACCAAGACGTGTCATAGCACTTCCTGAATTCTCATTCTCACCCTTCTTATAAATAAGACGGGAGCCTAGAATTGAAGCCACATCACGAGTCATGTGGATAACTGCATTCTCACCTGTAGGTGATTCAGCAATTGCTTGTTCTAAGATCATTAGGGCATTCTCTGGCTTCTTAGCACCAGAAACTGGAATAGTTGCAGCACCTGTCTTGCTGAGATACATGTTGCCATTGGCAGATGATTCAGCTCGAGCGGCTGCTCCTTCCCAGAATTCTCTTTCTACTGCCTTCTGTGTTGCTGCCTCAAGCGCTTTAACTACTTGCGCGAAGCGGTCTTCTCCAGGAAGGCTAAATGTTGAATCAAATAGTTCTACATCTACGATGAATGGGATGTAGTCAATGTATGTGGTATCTCCAGCGTTATCGCTTAGAGTTCCGCCAGTTACAGACGCATCGTTAACTGTTAAAAGACGAAGATATGAAGGTAGAGAGTCAAACTCTTGAGCTAAACGGCGCACCCAACGCTCGTCACCTTCGCGGCCCGTGTGCTGCATAACACGGGCAACGCTTAGGAGACCGCAAGGGGCAGGAACTAGCTCATTCGCTGGGAAAACTCCTCTGAATGTTGCCATTATTCTTTACTCCTTCGTTCCTAAGCGTTGCCTACGTGTTATTTATCGAATTTTAGTATTCGACTGCTGCAGCTGTTGCTCCACCAGTAGTATCGCGGAGAGCTGCTGCTACACCGTTGATGCTAATAGATGAAGTGATTGCAAGACCTTCGATACCGACCTTTGCAACACCTTCGAATGTTTCTACGAACATCTTGTAGTCGTTTGTACCGACTAGAGATGAATCGCGGATGATTCCAAGGTCCAAAGTTCCGCCATCTAGGAACAAGAATGTTCCTTCAGCGAATAGGTACCATGTGAAGCTGTCTGCGAACTCAACAAGTGCAGTTGCACCCTGAGCGCCGTAGACGTTCTGGTCTAGTGAGAATGAAACAACTACGTTGCGAGCTGCAAGGTAGCCATCAATTTCACCGTATGCATTTAGCAAGCTGTCACCAGGCATTGATAGAGCAAGATCTGCTGCCATTGCATCCTTAACCCATGAAGGGATAATTACGCGAAGTGGAGCGTCTGACTCTAGACGGTGACGTGAACGGTATGCAGCTGCGGCGCGACCAACCTGTACTAGGAAGTCACGACCGAAACCGATTAGTGAAGAAGTTGTAACAGCTGTTGAGCCATCAGCAATCTTCGCTAGAAGGTTCTGCTCTGCCTCACGTGCGTGCTGAATAAGACCAAGCTCGTTGTGGCGAGCGATCAATTCAGGATATGCACGAGTTGCAAGGTTACCGAACTGCATCTGGAGAGTTACAGCATCTGTTGCAACTGTGTTCTCGCCAGCAGCTGTAACAGTCAAGCTAGCCTTTGTTGATGGGTTTGGAGTTGTAGCTGCATCGTTAGCAGCAGTCCAAACGCCAACAGCGTTTGCGTAGTCTGAAAGAACAGGTGGGGTAATGAAGCGAATACCACCACGGTCAGCTTGGAAACGAGGAAGAGCATCACGTACTGGACGTGCTGTTGTTCCGAATCCGAAGATGTCGTAGCGAACTTCAAATGGTGCAACGTGTCCACCAGCAGCTACGATAGCTTCTGGGGATGTTACATTGTTAATCTTTGCCCAGTTTGATTCAGCATCTGTTGTCAGAGTGCGCTCTTCTGGGAAAGAAGTGGTGATAGATGCAACGATGTGCTGCTCTCCATCTCCACCGTTGACACGACGTAGGGCGTGGATACGCTTTTCCATTGCTGATGCAACGGCTGTCATGTCCTCAAGAGTGGAACCTGCACTATAGCCAGGAATGTCAGCACCTGCCGTGATTGCCACGGGAGCGGCTGATACCTGAGCTACAGGACGGCGGTCCACTGGGACCTCTGGTGTGAGGTCGTCTGCGTTTGCAGCGGCGGTCACGGGTGCCTCCATAGTTTCCTGAACCACTACTGGTTCAATTGTTTGGGTTTCTTGAATTGAAGCTTCTGCTGCGTCTGCAACATCGGCTGCTGCATCTGCTGCATCATCTGATGCATCATCTGCGGTTGCATCAGAAGCAGTTGCTTCCTCTGCAGCATCTACAGGAGCGTCTGCAGCTGGTGCTGCTTCCTCTTCTGCTGATGCAATAACTACTGGTGCCTCTGTAGCAACTGGTGCTACTTCAGCTGTCTCGGTTGTTTCAGTTGAGAGCTCGACGGTCTTGTCCGCCTCGATTGACGCTTCGGTCATTGGCTTTTCCTTCTCCTCTTCCTTTTCTTTGTCTGCATCTGTTTCAGCAACAGGTGCTTCTTCAGCTGCAGGTGCGGATTCGGCAGGAGCAGCAGGAACTTCTTCAGCAGGAGCTGCGTCTTCTTCCTTCTTCTCCTCTTCCATTACAGGTGCTGCCATTTCAGGTGACTTTTCCATTTCGGTGTCATCATCTTTAGCTTCATCTGTTTCTGGCATTTCGCCATCTTCCTTCTTGTCGTCGCCATATACACGGGATGCTGCTTCTGCGGCCCGCTGGGCGAGCTCCTGAACTGCGGCTTCGCGCTGCGATAACTCAGTACGAACTGAATCCAGCATGTCGGCGAGCGACTTCATAGCGTCAACTGATTCTGGAGTAATGTCAGATTTCTCAACCGATTCGAATTCACTGATGATTGACTGTTGAAGATCGGCAAGCTTATCGCTGTCGAGTTCAGACAGAGAATCCATCATTTCTTTGATTCGGTCCACTGTCCCTCCTTGGGCAGTTGTGTAGAACAGAAAATAGTTCTATCGCTGATTAGTCGAGGCCGAGGGACTCCGAGAGACGCAATAAATGCGTGGAGGCACTCCACCTAGTTATAAATGGTACAACCATCTATAAAAGGTGATTGGACGGAAAACGCCGTGTTTCTGTCCTTTATGTTAAGAGTCTTAAAAGCTTTGCCATCTGGCCAGAAATCTCTGACTGGTTGTAAAGCTCACTACCAGACATAAACTTCTTTAGCTCTGTGGTTGCAATATCGGCATCCTCTTGGCCAATCTTGTCTTCGACCCGAGAAATCATGTCTTTCATAAGCTTACGAAGAGCTGGTGGAACATCAGAAAAGCGAATCTTTTCTGCATCTTTACCGAAGCCAAAAGGAAGGTTTGCAATGACTTTTCCAAGCTCAGCGGAGCTTGTTCGGATGTTTTCTAAAGCTTCAGGATTTAGTGCTTTTGCGTCCAATCGGTCAATAATTCCGATTAAGTCTTCAGCTGCTTTAGCTGCGTTGCCATAATTTCCAGCGTTATCAAGGTTTTCAGCCTCTTCAACCTTGTCAATTACACGGTCGAGTCCAGCTGTACCAAGATCAGACTTTAAACGAGCAAGTACTAAACGGAACTTTCCTGAAGCATCACGAGGTTGAGTTTCAGGGGTGTACTTAGCCCGCTCGTCTCTTGCTGCTTTTTCTACCTTTAAAGCTTTAACTTCTTCTTCTGTAAGACCCTCTAGCTCGGGGGCAGCAGCAGCAAAGTCAACTGAATATTCGTGGTCTTCTTTACAGTTTTCTGGGTCAGATAGAAGAATAACTACTTCCTCTTCTGGCTCCCAGCTACCATCAAAGTCTGAGTCTGATTCGGTGACAATGGCATCTATATCCATAGCCATATCCTCGTCAGTTACTTCAGTATTGAAGTTTTCAATATTTGAAAAAAGTGCTTCTGAAAGTTCAATGTATGCCAAATCTAGCTCTGAAAGATTCTTCTTGTGACGCTTAGCATGAGTAGCAGTGTAAATACCTAGTGCTTCTTTATGGCGAAGCTGGCAGTAACCCTTAGCACGAGCACCCATGTACTTGGATAGATAGCCAACGCATCTCTTCCAGTCACCTGGCTGACCCCAACGGATTTTGAGGGCACCCTTCCCGCGGGTCCAGTAGCGACGTAGCTTTTCAGCATTGCCTCTATTACGGTCTGCACCGCCAGCAGCAATCATGGCTTCGGCTGTAAAAATAGCCTCGTACATTCTGCTAGCTACTTCGTCAATATTTTGAGTCACTAGTTATCCTTTAGATTAGTTGTCAGAAACTTCAAGCTTTGCAGCAGCAGCGATTGCTCTCTCCTTGAAGCTCTCTACATCGATAGAAGCAGATGACCACTTTTGTGGGATAAGAGTTTCTTTACCAAGAGCACGAGCACGCTTCATAATGTGCTTCTGCACAAGGCCACGCTTACCAGCTTTTGCTCGTCCATATGCATGAATGGCTGCCTTTAGGTCAGTCGCATTGCGAATAGGAAATGAGCCATCTGGAAGAGCCTTACCTTCGTCAGCAAGCTTCTTGCGCTCGCGACGAGTTACGACTGCCATCTCTGATTCAGGATTGTCGTCAAACATTTGAATCATATAATCGCTAGCTGAGTCAGCTGATGCTTTTGCACTTGCGATACGTGCAGAGAGTTCTGCTGCTGTATCTCTTAGAGCAGCGACTTGGTCCTGCTTATAGATAGCCTCGAGAGCATCAATCTTTGCGTTTAGTTCTGCAAGTGGGTCATGCTTCATTTGAGCAAGAACGTTAGCACCTGCAGCAACCAAAGCCATAACTTGACCTGATGCAACACGAGCACGAGCAATTGGGAATCCTGGAACGTTTACCTGACAAACTGCAACAAGCTCAAGGTGACCCTTAATTGGACGCCAGTCTCCTGATGGTGCTGATGCACGAGCTGCACGAATCTGCTCTGGAGTTGTGCCTGGGCGTAGAGCACCAGCAACCCAAATACCAAAAGCATCTTCACCTGCATGCACATCTGCAAAAGCAGAAGCTGTGTCATCATAGTGACGAACTGCTTCATCAGCAGAAGCCTCGAGACCTGCGTGACCGCCAGCCAAAGTTAGTTGACCAACTGGAACATCCTTACCGTCTTCAGTACGAATAACACCAGTGTGGAAATATGAATACTTAGAACGACTACGTGGAGGACGAGTTCCAAATGCCATTCCAATGTGGTCTACATGCCATGCAGCGATGTGACCGAATACGCGACCCTCATCAGTGATGGTTAGAGGAGTTGGCTTATCAAGCTTCTGATTCTCAAACCATGAAGCAGGAGGCTCTACAGGAATAGCACCAGCAACAATGCCGCATGCGACAAGCGCAGAAGCATCAAGTGGGTTCACCCCATCTACATAAATACCGTCTGGAACTGCCATTTCTTCCTCCTCAATCTCGCTGCCATCGTCAACGATTTGGATATAACACTCTTGGAATGCTGGCTTAGGCACAATTGTGACAGCCATAATTCGAGCGTTCTTGATTACTATTCTACCTGCCTCTACTTTTCCTGAGTCCTCAGAAGCCTCTTCTTCATCAGCTTCAAACATATCCATGTCAGCAGATACTCCACGGATAAACCCATGACGAACAAGCCTTTCAGCTTCTTTTCCAAATTCGCCATTGTCGAAAACGCCTACAGCGTTTCCAATTCCTCCATCAACACGCTCCATATGCGTAATTTGACCAACAACTACAGAGCCATCATGTCCCTGACCAGTTTTAATCTGCCAAAGCAGAGGAAGCGGTAGGTCACGCATAACTATTACACCTTTATCAAAGATGCGACCGTCGCCAGATTCCTTCTCCTCAGGGATTACTAGAGGGATGACAAATTTTGCTCCGTGTTCTGTTGGTTTTGCACCTTCACGACCCATAAATTGAGCTTTAGCCGATTCAGCACGAGCACCTAGAGTGAACGAATCAATAATTTGTTCTTCTGAGCGCAATGCTTCAATACTAGAAACTAAAGACTTCTTCTTCATACCTGGGTTGCGCTTGTCTCCCGGCCACATACCAGTCATCTCTTTGTGGCGAAGTGCGCAATAACCCTTTGAACGAGGTCCAAGATATTTTGAAAGGTATTTATGACAACGAGTCCAGTCTCCTGGAGAGTTCCAACGAATCTTTAATCCACCCTTGCCAACTGTCCAATAACGACGTAGCTTCTCTGCGTTACCGCGATTTTGATCTACACCACCAGCAGCAGTGATTGGGTTGAGTGTTAAAGCCATTGCGAGGTTGAGTCGTACTGAAGCAACAACGCCGCCGTCAATTTGTGAAACAACATCAGCCAACATCTCTGTACTAAGCACAATAGTTGGTGGAGGGGTAGGGCTATTTAAGTCAGCAAGAATTCTTTCATCGCGAATCCACTTGCGGTCACGACGCTTGAATGTTGAAGGTTGATTTGTATCTAAACCTGCTGGAACAACAGCAACTAGCTCCATAACTGCTGCTGGGTCATCCTCAGCAACAATTGCGATGTACATAGGAGCAACATCTGTTTTTTCTGGAGTAATTTCATAGTTAGGCTTTTTACCCTCAGCTGAAGAAATAATTGACATCTCAAGACTTGGGTCAAACTTCTTCATATAGTCTGCTGCGCTAATCTTTTTTACATCTTTTGCAGACTTCTTCTCTTCTACTTTAGGACCAAGGTCTCCATAAGTACGGCTAGGTCTGTACCAACCATCTCTGTGGTATGCAGTCTCAGGTGAGGCACTCTTGTTGTACTTCTTGTCCAACCAGTCGCGAAGGAGTGGGTTGTTGTAAACATTTTCTGTAGTTGCAGGATTCCAACCTGGCTTTGGAGTTCCATCTGGATTAAAAGAACCTGTGTAGTACTGACCAAGCACACTGTTAATGTCCATCTTTCCATTTGGAGTAGTAGGAACTTGTGCCTGTGCTTGCTGAGCAGTTAGAGATACAGGATTTCCTGTGTACTCTGGGGTAAGCCGCTGGTCAGACATCCACGAAGAAAAATCTGTGAGCATTACTTGCAAGCTATTTACAGTCAATGGTGGGAGACGTCCTGGCATAGTTGCCTGAGGCTCGTCAATAGGAACTCGAGGCTCTCCAAGAATTCCAGAAGTGTCTAACTCAAAGCTTGGAAATCCTTGAACAGGAAGAGGTTGGAAATCTTCTTGCAACTGAGTCTGATTTGCAGGAACTGCAACAACATTGCCACTTGGGAATTCAACATTTGCTTCTTGAGTTTGTGAATTGATAGAAAGAATTTTTCCTGTGTACTTAGGGTCGTTTCCAACAATGACAGTGCTTCCAGCTTTTGCAAACTTACCTAGCTGGTCACGAACTTGCCCCTTTGCCTTTTCAGAACGCTCTTCAGGAGTGTAATCTCCATCGGTGTTAGTTGGAGCCTCTGTTGTTGGTGCACCAACAGCAATAAGTCCATCATCCCATTCGTCTATTTCATAAACTTCATCTTCAGAAAGCTGGTCTAGGAACTTCCAGTCAATTTCTGGAATTGCTTTCTCTATCAAATCTGATTCATTGAAATCAATCATTTGCATTGAAATTGCATCAAATGGATTGTTATCCAACATTGCAGAAATCTTTACTGCTGACTCACGGTCAACAGGAGTGTGGATTTTTTGAACTTGGTCATATGGGTCATCAAGTGATTTGTCATATGTAATAAAGTCGTGATCGATGTGACCTAAATCTTCCCAGCAGCCGTCGTCCCAAACGGTGCAGTAACCTTCCATATCTACTTTGTATAGACGGTCAACCCCTGAACCATCTAGACGGATACGAATGTAAAAATCTGGCTCATACTCAGATGGAGTAAAAGCTGTGTAATCAATTCTTTGAACAGGCATGAAATCTTCAATAGAAGCAACTACAGAGTTGTTTACTCGCTTCTTGTTATCTCTTTCGACAATTGCAGATGCCCAACGCTTAGCAGCGTCCCCGCCCCAAAGCGCCCATGCAATGCGACCATTACTTGGATAGTTTGTTTGGCCTGGTTTGTAGCCTTTGCCTTTCTTGTCTACTTCGTGGCGTGGAAAATACTTTGCAATATGACGAATCTTTTGGATACCAATCTGACCACCCTGCGCTAGAGTGCGTGCAGTATTCAGGCCAACAGGTGTGCCACCACGTTTTTCTTCACGTCTCCAAGCGAGACCTCTTTTAGCTTCTGCAACAACAGCATCAGGAATTGTGTACATGTTGCTGCTATCGCCATTACTTAAAACTTTAATATCTAGGTCAGTTACGGCAGCGTTGGCTAATTCATAAGAAGAAGCTGTTGGCTTTTCACCATAGGTGTTCCACTCAGCGGAAGCCAATAAAACAACGCTTGAATCTACTCGAACAACTGTGTTAGTTGACTCGTCAATAACTGTTGCCAAGTCTTCATTCGAGAAGAGAACGTATGTTTCGTTTCTGCCTAGAAATTCCATGATTATTCCTCTACTGCGTACGCTGCTAGGTCAGTCTTAGTGAGTTTGTCACCAGCATCCCAGCGGGCTACGAGATCTTTTGCTTTGAGAACGTCAATGTCTGTGATTTCTGAACCGTCATACTCTTCAGACTTTTCGGCAGTGGCAGGAATCCACTTACCATCGGTGCGGAAGAAAGTACCTAGCTCAGCAACCGTGAAGACAACAGCCGTAACATCACCAGCATCGTTGGACAACGCTTCAACAGCTTGTTCCAAACCGACTTGCTCGTCGATTGCCATCATTTCCTCCATCATTTGCGGGGTTAGAGTGATTCCATAACCAGTAAGAAGCGCAGAGTCGTCCTCTGTGAACTTTCTGATTCGGTATGTACCATCGAACGCAGCAAACTCAATTGTACCCTCGGTTTTAGTAACTAACTCTGGATCAACTGGGTAAAACATGCCGCGTCCTCCACGAACGAGGATGCCACTATCGGCCTCATCGTCGTCTCCCTCATATACGAACTGAACTGCATCGAATACAGGGAATTTGCTTCGGTCTTCTCCCGAAAGTTTTTCTATTACACCAGGAGTACCAAAAATTACATCTTCAGAGATAAGAGCCATTATTTCTTAGCCCCCTTCTTTTTCTTTTTGCCAGAAACAATGTCTGCCAAATCTGTCAAACCTTCGCTCATCAAACGCTCAATGAGTTTCTCTCTAATAGCAGCTGGCATAGAGATGGAGGATAAGTCTGCCCAAGAAAGGTTCTTCTTGAACATCAACTCGCCGTAGCTGTTGCTTAGAGACTGAACAATGTCTTCTGAATCAGACTGAAGCTGTCCGTACTTGTCAGAATTGTTTTTATAATAATCAAGACGACGAAGCACGTTCTTAGAATTAAAGTAGAAAGCTAGATTTGTGGAAGTGCTAGAACCCTTTGATGATGGAGAAGCAAAAACATAGTTTCCGCCGTTAGCATCGATATCGGAGGAAGAAGACATTCCGCTCTTATTAATGCCATTCATCCAACGAGTGGCAGTAGCGTAAATTCCTCCAGATGTAATCATGTTGTAGAACCAGTCAACACTGTTTGTCTGGTCTCCACCCTTCCACTGATGAACAATAAAAGGGGAGAATCCTGTCTTTTCCATCAACTTATCGACTGCAGATTCTGGCATGTAGTAATTAACTCGACCACGAGCAAGAGGGTCAACTACAACCTCAACATCATCTGCTGTAAATCCATACTCATCTTTGATGATTTGTAGTGTCTTCTCACGAAGTTCACCTGCGTAGTTCTTCTTTCCATCGGTAGAAGAGCCAAGCAGCCAAATCATCTTGTTCTCAATCACGCCTCTAACATCCGACTCAAGGGCAGGACGAACCTGAGAAATACCACCAAGAGAGTTGAGAGCTTCTGCTACATCTTCTGAAGTTGCATCTGCTGGCAAATAGATTTCTGCTTTATTGTGGAAAGAAACTGCATAAGGACTGCTGCTGTGATATTTAAAGAAGTCAACATCAGTGTCATCAATTGACTTAGATGCACGATGGAGGAGGAAAGTTCCCTTTCCAGCAGGTCCTTCAAAAGTCACACCGTTCTTGTTTGAATCAACAGTGCTGGTGTCCCAAACATCTTTCCATACAAGTGAACCATCTTGCTGCTTTTCCCACTTACCAAGTCGCAAAGCTTTACTCTTAGAAATGTTTGAATCAGAGTCTGCTTTTGCAGCAACTTGTTTTCCAGCCCAGTTGGTAAGAGTGAATTGAAGACGAAGCTTCTTCTCGCCTTTTTCATCTGTAACCATGCCAACATGTACTTCCAAATCCTCAATTGAATCTGAGTCAAGCAAAGTGGTTGAACCATTAGCAGCTTCTGCTGGGTTATCGTTCTTTGCCATCTTCAAAGAATCTTCTAGAGAAGGAACTTCTGGGTGAGGAGACTTTGAATAGTCAGGAGCAGCATCAAGTGTTTGGACAGAAAAACCTGGACCGTTTACAGAGAACTTATCCTTAAGTGCTTTTGCCTCTGCTGCTTGCTGAGCCTTCTTTGCAGCTTCTGCTTGCTTTTTAGCATAAGCCTCGCCTTTAGCCTTGGCAGCAGTCTTTGACTTATCAAACAAAGTCGGGTCTAGAGTAATGTCTAGCTCTTTTGCTTGCTCGGGTGTGATGAACTTTTCGCGAGACCAAATTTTGTCTGGGGAGAAAGTTTTGGTCTGTCCTGCAAGAGGACCGTCAAAGAATGAGACATAAACTTCTTTTGCTTTAGCGTCTTGCTTTGATACAACACCATAGCTAGTCAAGTCTTGGTCTGAATCATTTGGATCTGCGTTCTGAACCAAAATACCTGGAACCATGTTCTTGCTGTTAGGGTCCTTCAAAAACTCTCCTGAAAGGAAGTTCTTATAATCTGAGTAATCGTTTGCACCGTATGCAGCTAAGTGTCCAACAGAGTTTTTAGCTACTGCTTTTGACTCTACATCTGCGATTGCAGTAGCACCTGCTAAATCAGTACCTTCATAAGTTGGAAGGTCTACAGATGTAGTTGGTACTGCTGCTGGTGCAGGACTATCTGGAGTCTTTGGAGTTGGAGGAGTTCCACCACCACCATTACCGCCATCAGTTGGACCTTCTGGTTCGTCTGGCTTAACACCAGATGTATCTTGAATCTCGAGGTATGTTGAAGGCTTCCAAGCCTTTACACCTGAGTCATCCCACTTAACTTTTGCAACGTCAGTGTATGTGTAGCCAGCTGGGTTTGATTTTGACTTACCAGTGACAAACTCATCCTTGAGAGAAACTACTTTTCCAGTCTTACCAGTCTTAGTATCTTTGACAACCATTCCAACCTTGATTGGGGTCTTTCCATCTGCAGATACGTATGAACCCTTTTGGGTTGGAAGTGCAGAAGGTGCAATAGTGCCTGGAGTTTCTGGCTTGGACTTAGAGATAACCTTGCTTGGAGTTATCTTTGCCTTCCACTTTTCACTCTCAATACGACTAGACAACGCTGTGTATGAGTGCCAACGACCTGCAAGAGTTTTTACTCTTGTGCTTCCGTCATTACTCTTGATTCGGTGATAAACACTGAATGTGTTATCAGAGTTGCGCTTAACCATTGTGTAAATGGTTGAACCTGATGGAGTTACATTCTCTGCAACAACAATGTCACCGTTTTCGATGATGGAAATTCCCTTTTCATCTTTAACCTTGGCCCAAATCAAGTCTGGAGTAAGAGGAGTCTTAAGTTCCTCTGCCAAAGCAACAGGGTCAATAGGTGGAACTTCATCTTCTGGTGCAGCGTCTTCATCTGGAGTAAGAGCCTGAGATAGGTCAGACTGAATCTTTTCTTCAGGAGTTGCATCAGGACCAGCTACAGATTCTTTAACCTTGATATCTTCAAGAATTGAATCAATAAGGTCAGTGTTTGCACCATCTTGACCCTTGAGAGACTCAAGTAAGTCCTTTGTCTTGCCTTGATTGCCAAAAAGCTTTTCAGCAAGAGCAGAAACTTCATCAAGAACCTTTTGCTTTTCAGCAGGATCAATTTGAGCAGCCTCTGGAGCCTGTGGAAGTTCCTTCTCAGGTGTTGGAGCAGCCTCTGGTGCTTCTGAAGCAGTAGAACCGCTTTGCTCGAACTTAGAGAGGGTGTAGTTCTTCTTTACACCATCTTCACCAATTGCTGAAAGGTTGATGTTGCCGTTCTGTGGGTTCTTCCATACTCCCTTTGGAGTTACAACTCGTTCTTTTCCGTTGTATTTGAACGCAACTTTCTTTCCAGCAGCTTGCGCATCGGCTAGCTGTGCTTCTAAGTCACCTGCAACGTCAAGAACAGTTGTATTTGAGTCAACAGAAGGCTTCTCTGGAGTCTCTGGAGCCTCTTCTGCTGGCTGTCCACCTAAGAATCGGTCAATGAGATACTGACGACGTGCCTTAAGAGTTGTCTTGAGCTGTTCAGCTGTATCTGCATCATCTGGGAATGCTGCATCAACGAGTTCATCAATCTTCTCTTCGCTTACAGCTTGAACCTTCTTCACAGATTCTGCAATCTGCTCATCTGTCATGTCACCAAAGATTTCAGCAGCTTGTGGATTCTGCTTTGAATCGCGCATTGAATCAACTTGCGTTGCTTCTGGACCAAACTCTTTATCAGTTCCGCCTTGTGCACGGAATAGGAGAGAGCCTCCAGCATCAATACGAGTTACATTGCCATCTTTGTCAGTAAGAA